TGTGTCGGCAGGACGGCGCATCCACATCTTCTCTGATCCATCCGAGAAGCGGGGATTTCGGTGTCACGAAAGGAACATCATATCCCTTCCATGTCTTAACCTTTAACAACTGGGTCCGGAGATATCGTGCCGTTGCTTTGAATCCCGATTTAAACAACTGGGATTCTAACTTCAGAAGCGACAGCACAACATCTCGAGGTGAGTGATAATCTGGCACATGTTTAAAAAATGCCGGAGTAATTTCCACGCCTCGAAAGGCATGCATACCACACGACTCGCGAAACTGCGAATGCACATAGCTCTTTTCGGTGTTAAACTTCATACCGAAGAAAGGCAGATATGCATAAACAGCTTCCACGCACTCGGTTCGGACTATTATGTCGTCACCGTACACGTAGATCTCACGAGTTAATTCACGTGGTATAACGCTTAGGGCCAAGATGGCTTTGATTAAAACAAAATGAACTAAAGCCATCACTGGGAAACACGTCGCACTACCCATAGGTGCAAATTTCGCACCTGGCAGATCATCAATAAAATCGATGAGTCCATCTGGCAGACTTATGGTCCGCGTAGACGTAGCCATCAATGCGTCGCGCATCTCAGGACAATCGTGAAAGAGATATCTCACGAGAGTTCGAGACACACGATCAGAAGCTGCCGACATGTCAAGGGTAGCATAATGGCCCGAGGAGGATGCTTCCAAAGCCAACCTCCCATTGATCCCTTGGTCAACAAAGTTGACCAGCCCTTTAGTTAAAGGGTGGGATTCGATACGTTTATACATAAAACGTTTTAAGGCCTGCTGTAAAAATTGTGTTTCCAATTCCTCTATGCAAATTCCCCTCGGTTTCCCGTATGTTTTCGGGACAAACTTAAATCGAGAAGAAGGCGCGCTTACGCGCTTTAACGCTTTGAAGCGTATAGGATCCGTTACGATGTCCCATGGATGGCTGTAAAACCAAGCCTCATATGGGAACACCGCATCAAGTTGCTCGTACAGGACATGCGGACGGTAACGCGTATCCTTTCGCCGTGGAGTATTAACGGCCCCAGGTCCGGGTACAGGGACGAAATCTCGTTCCTGAAACTCCGGATCTACGCCCTGAAAGATCGCCTTAACATACTGGCGCGCTTTACAGAGTATAGGGTAATTAACTTCCGAGAAGAAATCGATGTAACGTAAGTCGATATCATCTTCGACGAAGCTCCATAGCTGCTTCTGGAGCGTACTTTGCTTGTATGGCCCTCTAAGTTTCTTGAAGGCGAAACACAGTTGATATATACACTGTGTCGATAACGTACAAGCTTGCTCGTCATGGGCATCAAAAACCATAGCGAATAGCTGCCGTAGGAATACGGGGTGCTTTCCGCCTCTCACCAGTCTAAACGAGGGGTAAGATGGTTTACCGGTCTCCAAATGCAAGAGTAACGCATTGAAGAGATCGGGAAGTGTCCGAGTTGCAAAACTCAGTCCTTCATTGTCGTATCTGCGACGCAATGTTGCTACGTCATGAAGATAGTCAGCATGCCGATAACGAGGTAAACGTTGGTAAGCGTCT